AGGAAGTCACCATTGACATCAACAAAAACAGGCTTTGCGCCACATCTCAGAACTACATGAGCAGTTGCAACGAATGTATAAGCTGGTAATATCACTTCGTCACCTTTGCCGATACCATACCAATCAAGAACCAACTCAAGCCCAGCCGTTGCCGAACTGACACATACACCGTTGATACGTTGTTCCAATTCAATAACTTTACGCCCCGATGTTATCCAACGGGATTTAAGTACATTGGCAACCTCATCTATGGTTTCAGAAGTGATATAAGGACTTGAGAAAGGGACTTTCATACGCTGGTTTAAACGCAGTAAATATAGCCGATCTACTGGGTAGGGATGAGGTTATCTTTGGCGCGGCAGACCTCAACCGAAAACGGATACTTGTAACGGGCGCGGCAGGGTCTATCGGCTCGGAGATATGTCGCAAACTGAAACGCCTGAACTGCTCAATCACAGGCTTCGACCAATCCGAAACTGGCCTGTTTGAACTTCGGCAGGAGTTGGGTATCCAAATCATTCTTGGAGACATAACCCGCGATTTCAAAGTAGTTGACGGGTTTGATGTGGTGTTTCACGCAGCAGCATATAAGCACGTTGGCATGATGGAGGAGTTTCCCGAACAGGCTATCAGAACCAACATCATAGGAACTCAACGACTGATTGAGAATTTCAGGGGCGAAAGGTTCGTTCTCATTTCAACCGACAAGGCTGCTAATCCAAAGTGCATCATGGGCATGACAAAGCGTGTGGCCGAAGACATTGTAACCGCGTGGGGTGGTTCGGTGGTTCGGTTCGGTAATGTTATCGGTTCAAGTGGTTCGGTGCTTACGATATGGGAAAGGCAGTTGAATAGCGGCCTACCTTTGACCGTGACCCATAAAGATGCGACCCGATACTTCATGACCATACCCGAAGCCGCGTCATTGGTCATTGAGGCATCATTGTTCAAGCAAGGAAAGTATCTTCTTGATATGGGCGAACCTATCCTAATAAGGGAATTGGCAGAACGCATGATGGAACTTTCGGGGGCAAATGCACGGATAATCTACACGGGTTTGAAGGATGGTGAAAAGCTGCACGAGGAACTGACTGACAATGAGATTGAAACACCGACACCACACCCGAAGATATTCGGCCTTTCAGAAACTTCGGAGGGTCGAAAGATACCTTTGACCATAGCCGAGTTAACTCAGATCTTCCCGAACAGATAGCTTTCGGGATGCGGTTTGATTATACCGCCTATCCTTTGGTTGAGTAAGGCATAATCCTTCACGGCCTGATCTCGCATTTCATCTTTGATGTTCGGGTGGTTATTCAGGTCAACACCCCAAAGACGTATTTCAGTTGCTTTGTAAATGTGATACGCGATTCCACACGCAACGAAAGGCGAGTTATTGGACGATGGGATGAACTCGTCCCACCTACCACTATGAGCGTTAATGTTCTTCAATTTGATCATGTGATGTTCGTCTAGAAAGTTCCACTCTTCCAGTTGCGAAAAGAAGCACTTGACATTCAATCCCCGTATTGTTTCAAGCCGATCGGCAGAAAACACAGTCGGGCGGTCAACACACACCTGAATGATACACCCTTTAACATCATTGACCCCGATGGTAATCTGACCATCAGGTCTAAAATCATTGGCGGTTGCACCCAACCCGATAACATGAATCAGCATAGTGAAGATTTGGTTTCCCCAAATGTAGGGATTTGTAGTGCCAAATTTGCAAGGAATGAAAGGTCACATCTACATAGACGGGCAAATTGGAACATCCTATAACGAGGATGGGTCTGTTGACGTTAAGGGCGTTGAACTGGTGGATGTCATTTCACAGGTTCGCAACAACGATGGTAGTGACCTGATCGAATGTCACATTTCAAGTCCGGGCGGATCAGTTGAAGTAGGACGGTTGATAGCTGACTACATTGGATCACTTCCAAATGTACATACGGTCGCGGAGGTTCAATGTGCTTCAATCGCCACAGAGATACACCTTGCCGTCCCATTGGAGCGTAGGTCAATCGTTGCGGGTACTGACTACACTATTCACCAGCCCATGTTTTCCATTTCACGAGGTGTTTCATTGAATACCGATGAACTTGCCTTGATGTCTACCGAGATAGGAAAGACCCAAACTGAGATGGTTTCTGTCTATTCAAAGGCAACGGGAATGGACAAGAAGGCTCTTGAATCATTGATGAAGCAAGAGACAGCATTGACACCTGAACAATGCAAAGAGTTCGGGTTCGTTTCACAGATAATCACAACCCCAATGAGGGCGGTTGCACTTTTAACACCAACTAAAAAAGACGATATGTCGAAATTAACTGAAGAGATCAAGGCACTTAGGATGCAAGTGGCCTCAATCGTAGCGGGTCAAACCGTTGCACCCGCCAAGAAAGGCAAAAGCATTTCATTGAAAGTCGAGAAGATCGCGTTAGACCTCACCACTATGGAAGGCGTTGACGTGATCGTTACAGACCCTGACGGTGACCCGAACATCGAACTTCCGATCATTGGTGACCTTATCACATTGGCCGATGGGTCGGCTGTTGAGGATGGTACGTATCAATTCCCACAAGGACAGATGGTCGTTGTTGGGGGTGTGATCACCGATGTTCTCGCACCTGTTGAAGAAGAAGTTGATGTTGAGGCATTGAAATCTGAAATGGAAGCATTGAAGAAGGAAAATGAGGAGGCAAAGATTGCACTTGCCGATCTGACAAAGGACGTGACTGCAATGGCAAAGTTGACATCAACTTACAAGCCGAAGGCCGTTCAAACAGCTTTCCGAAAAGAGGCCGTAGCGACATCGACCGACACCGAAAAAGAAAAATACAACGCGATAAAAGAAGCGCGTAAATCAAAAAAAACCAATAAGTAAAAGTAATCATGGCAAACATTATCAATCCAAGTGACCTTGCCTTTAATGGTGAGGAGGTACGCGCAATAAGCGAGGCCATCATGGAAGAAGTCTTCGCGAAACCCGCGTTGACCGAAGTACTCACAGCCTATACAGGCATCAAGGCAAAAAAGCAGATCGTATTCCTTGGCCGTTTGAACGGACTGGTAGGACAAGCGTCTGACACAAGCACTTGCGCCCCCGTTGAGAATACGGCAGGGATCACCAATACTGAGAAGTTCTGGAATCCCGTTTATATTGACGATCGTTTCAGCGAATGTTGGACAGACCTTTTGGAAACTTTCTTCATCTACGCTACAAAGAACGGACTTGAAAAAGCAGACCTGACCACAACCGATTTCGCTACGTTCTTCATTGAGCGTTATCAAGATGAGATCTTTGAGGCCATGCACCGTTTCATTTGGTTCGGTGATGAGGATGCGGCCTCTATTGCTGCAAGCCCTGCGGGTAACTTCGCTGTCGCTACTTTCGTTGCAAAAAGATGGAACGCAATTGACGGCCTATGGAAACAGTTGTTCGCCATCGCTGCGGCAGATGCTGACCGTAGAACGTCTGGAACTGGTACGATCAGCGTCAAGAATGACGAAGCAACCTTTGCTTTGCAGGCATTCAACGACACGGACACCACGAACAGAGTTGTGACCAAGACCCTTCAAAAAGTTATCTTCGGAGCAGATTACCGACTTCAAGACAAGCAGGACAAAGTGATCATCGTTACCAAATCGGTTGCCGATCAATACATTCGTGAACTTGAAGCAGAAACTTCAAACGGTATTGACGTTGCATTCACCTACTTGCAGGATGGCATCATGGTCTTGAAGAGAATGGGCGTGACCATTATCGCTCTCAGCTTTTGGGATCGAATGATCACGGGATACACTCAGAACGCGGCAGGAACGGGATACTTCCGAAGACACCGAATCTTGATGACCGTTAAGGAAAATCTTGCATTCGGAACGGAAGAAGAAAGTAACCTGTCAGAAGTGGACGTGTTCTACGACAAGAAATTGAAAACAAACTACTTTGACTTCGGTGCTAACCTTGACGCTAAAGTGCTTCAAGATTACATGGTGCAGGTGTCATATTAATACTGAACGAAAATGGCAACTTGCGATAATCTGAATGCAGACATACTAATTGACTGCGACAATCCGCCATCAGGTGGGGCGAACGACAGGCTGATCCTATTCAACTTTGAAGACATCAACGGAAATGTGACCGTTGACCCATCCAACTCATTGTTGTTCACAAACATCACATTGGCATCAGGTGTGCGCGGTTATGTTTTCGAGGGGTTGAACAACTCAAACGAACCACGGGCAGCATTGGTCAAAGGCCGATACGTGAATGGTTACGATCATGAAGTTATCTTCAAAGTGTTCTTGAACTCGCCTGCTGCGAAGTTGCAATTGAACAAATTGGACGGAGCGAAGGTGGTAGCGTTGATCCAAAACAACCACAAAGGCGAAGACGGAAACGCGGCCTTTGAGATATATGGATATGAGACAGGTCTTCGATTGCAGGAACTGGCAAGGGTTGTAGCCGATGCGGAAACGCAAGGAGCGTACAACATAACCGTCCGTAACGATGAGGTTTCAAGACCAAGTTCATTGCCTCAGACGCTTTGGGACACGAACTTCGCCACAACTAAGGCGATCGTTGACAGCTTGATAGTGTAACCGTTTGAAAAGATTCGTGAAAGGGGCGGGGCTATCAATGTCCCGCCTTTTTTGTATAAATTAGGCGGATGGAAGTAAATGAATTAAAGGAAAAGTTGGATGGTTTCAGGCCGTTCATCTTCGTAAGTGGCAAGGAGATAGATCGGGCTGATCAAAACGTGAGTGAGTTCATTGAACTTTACTTCAAATTGACTGGCAAACGGGTAGGTGAGGGTACTTGCAAGAATTGTATCTTTGACGCTTACGTTGAATTGAGCATTAAGAACGAGAATCAACTAAAACGATTGATCATGCCGAATAAATTCAAGTTAAGAAAGGGAAGGGTAGTTGTATTTAACAATTCCGACTACACTAACGCGAACATAACCGATGAGGTGGCAATGAAAATGATTGCCTTCAATTCAAAACACGCGGGTAATTTCGAGAACCCCGATGAGGTATTGGCCGAATATTACGCCCAACGGCCAAAGGTCACGGAAACGGTTGTAGTTGTTGAGAACACGAAACCGATTGAGCCAAAAAAAGAACAGCCAATTGAACAAGTGACAGTTTTCACAAAGAAACGTAGAGGGCGCAAGCCAAAATATTAATGAGGATTGACGTTTCCAAAATACAGAAGCGCATTGTCCGTAGAGATGACCGTTCACTCGGCATAATCAACTACGACATTGACAACGCCTACCCTCAAAGGGTGGTCGATATTGTCAACGGTTCGGGCGTTGCGAAAACTTGCGTTGACATCTTCTTCAAATTCATCAACGGTTCAGGATTTGTTGACGCGGCTCTTGGCAGTCGGATAGTAGACGGTGGAAAGATGACCGCTGATAAACTACTTCGCAGAAACGTCAAGGACTTTGCTTGGATTGGAGGCTTTGCCGTTCATTTCAATTACGACATTAACGGAAATAAGACCACGGTAAATGCTATCCCTTTTGCTCATTGTAGGATTGCGATTGATGATGACAAAAATCCTGTTAAGATTGCGGTCTATCCTGACTGGAACAGAGAAGTAAAGAAGCGGATTGAAAAGAAAGAGATCGACTTCATTGACCTGTTCAATCCTGACCCCGAAAAAGTTAAACAGGAAATAGAAATCGCGGGTGGAATTGAGAATTACAAAGGTCAGGTCTATTACCACGGGGCAGACGGTGAACTGGTCTATCCATTGGCCTATTACGATAGCGAACTTGAGGACGTTGAAACTGACAGTCAGATCAAGCTATTCAAGTATCGCAACATCTCAGGGTCGTTCATGGCCTCTCATATGTTCGTTCGTTACGGTCAATCTGAGGGCAAGGATAAGGATGGCGAAGACGGTGATCTTGTCGATGGCCTGAAGTCATTTCAGGGTGCAGACAATTTCAATCGCATCATGTTGATTGATGTTGACACGCCTGAACAGAAGCCCGAACTTTTGCCGTTCAATCATCAGAACAATGACAAGCTGTTCGAGTACCATGAGACTTCAACTCA